TATAAACATTTGGTTTATTGAATGCCAATGCATTGGGTCGTAAATATCAATCTCTCCTTTTAATTCTTCTCTTTTTAATTTTATATCATCTAAAGTATCAGGACAATTAGCAGGCGATCCATCTAAAGGTAGACTGCAAGCACCAGCAGGCGGTGTTACTGGTGCAGTGCCACACATTGTCAGAAAGAACATTGGTATGATTAATAATTTATTCATCAGGGTGTTTACAAAAACTAGGTTCCTCATCATACTTTCTTTCATAATCATATCCATCTGTCACAATTACTGGTGCAACAACACTATGAAACTCACGAAAGTATTCCTCTCGATTTTTAGCATACTTTCTTTCTTCTTTTTTAGTCACGTTGTCTCCAATCATCTGATTTGTCATTTTTAAACCAGTCCGCTATATCATCCGCACCATTAAAACCTTTTTTATTTGACTTAGGATCTCCAATGTCCAAATACTTTAAACAAGAACCATCCTCATCTGTTGCAAGTCTTCTTGCTGAGCTCATCATACCTCTTGCACTTGTATTAGCCTTTGCTAATTTATTTGCCCATATCATATCTTCTAGGGTCACTTCAGTTCCAGAAGCAATGTCTTTACAGATTGATTCCAATCTCAGACGATATTTTGTAGATAACATAAACTAATATATGTAATAAGTATATACTATATATTGATTAAAAAGATGGTTCTAAATCAGATATGTGGTCTCCAAAACAAACGGAGTATGTCAAGTCCTCTTTCCAATACGATCTGTATATCTTATCCCAAATTAAATCAAACTCCTCTTCATTTAAATTTTTAAAGAGGCATCTGTCTTCAATGTAAATGTGATAGGAGGCTGTCTTTGTCATGGTAGTTCTATTTGTCTGCATACCAAATACTCTCTGGCAGTTTTACATGAGAATGCTTTATCTCTACTTATCTTTCCTAATAAAAAAGTAATTGAAATCAATTGAATAACTATCACGAGTGGTATTCCTACCTTTAATAATGTTTTTGCTTTAGTGGTCATAATGTAATCATTGTCATTGCGTGTTGTAATTCTCTAGCATGTTCAAGTTCATCTTCTGCTATCTCTGCGATTCTCTTATCCTCTGGATGATATGAAAGATACTTGATGTAAGTTTCATATGCATGCTTTTCAATCTTCATGTTGATATCATAAGCGTTAATAGGATTGAGAACATAATACCCAACCATGATCCAATAATAAAGTATAACAAGATGTTTGGCAAGGAACCTATCAATCCAGTATTTATTGCCCTCCCTAGCTTCCATCTCTTCCAAGTGTTCCGTTTCATTTAAGGCCTGATAGAAGTGTTCTTTCATTAAATATATATGTTCTTCACCTCTCAATCCTAAAGATTCTCTTAAATGTAATACACTTATGAACGCAAAGTATGGCGCTCGTGCAATGACTTCAAGAACCCAGAATCTTTGAGATGGTCGATTGCGATACAAAAAATCAAGTATCGCAACAGTGACGTTAAGGACAGCAGAGTTTAATTTTTTCATTTAATCTCCTTAATTGAATCCAATGAAAAAGGATGTTCGTGTAGATACGGAACATCCTCTCTTGCGTGTCTTACTGCTTCAAATGCGTCTTCAGCATATTCACCAATTTCATGGTGTTCGTTTTTTTGGTCGTGCCAACTTAATGTGTAGTGGGACATGATAGTTTCAACTCCAGTACATTATTATTTAGTATATCATACTAGGTATAAATACGCATTTATGTGTGGACTCCCACACCTATCAGACTCTTTTTCTTTTTATCTTAACAATCGAAATACCTGCTATCAAACCCACAACTAAACCTAGAGATGCTACTGCAACTGTCGTGCTGAATACTAATTCAACTGGAACGAATGGTTGTGTTTCCCAAGTGCCTGGCAATGTATATACTGATGGATTTGATGCAAAAATCATTTTTCTTTTCTTTCTCTATGTATATTCTAGCAGAAAATTTTAGAATTGCAACTTAACAATTCTTATTTAAGTCCTCTGCCATACCACCACCTATTTCTGCACCTTGATTACCACTAAACATTGTTACCCAACCAGCAGCAACCCAACCAATAATGGGAATATTAGCGACGCTAGGAGCAACACTGGCACCAACACTTGAACCAACGAGCCTTCCTGTGTTTTCTGCTCCTCCGATTGCTTTGATACAGGCTTCTGATTTTTTATCTCCTTCTGTGACTGTAATTGGTTTTGTGTGAACCGCACCGTCCATCGTGTACTGTTCAACGACTTTAACTTTGTTGTTAGCCAACCCAAGAAACCCACCTTTAGTATTGCTGTCCCTTTCCACACGCATTACTTTTGGATCGTTTGCTTTGTATTCTATGTAATATCCATTATGACTAACATCTGCTTTATATGATGTATAAGGACCAACTGGTAGGTTGATGCTTGGTAATTTACTTTGACGATTTGATAAAGAACCTATCATACCAATGTGAGATAATCCAATGAGTCCACCTAATCCCAGAGCGAACCATTTACCCCATTTCACTTCTTTCTTTTCCATTATCCTTTCTTAGGTGGTACTGAGGGTGCAAGAACCATTGGTGCTTGTTCGATTCTGATTGTTTGTGCGGGTGCTGCTTGAGTTGCTTTTTCTATAAGCATCTCCATATCCTTCTTTGATACGTTTGCACTACCACCACCTGATGCTGCATTCTTTTTTCTTTGTCCTGCTTCAACACCAAAAGTAGCTAGGACCCCCGTAAAGACCGAAGCTATGAAGGTTGGATCAATATTTTCCTGTTTCGATAAACCAGGAAATTGAACATAATTTAATGTTAATATTCCTCCTGCCCAGATTAAAATCCCAAGTCTTACAAAAGTACTCAGGATTGCCATCTGCTCTTCTTTATCATCTACTGCCTCTTTTAGTTTACCTAGAGGACCTTTAGGTTTTACTTCTTCTTTTTTAACTGCTTCAGCCATGGGATCACTGTGTCTACATTATATATAGACACTTAACCCTTAAAAACCTAATGGAATAGGTGATGCAGGTGCTTCAGGTGTTGCAGTTGATGGAGATGGTAAACCCAAACCTCCACCTAAGTCTCCAAGACCACCTAATTTATCGGTAACGGCTTCCATTACCTTACCTTTGACATTTTCGATAATCGCATCTTTATTGAGATATACAACCCCAACAGCACCAACAACGGTGATAGATACAACACCACTTGCAATAGCGATTCCATTTACTATCTTTTGTAACATAATTCTATTTAATACAAATTATATATCATACTCGCTACCTTCTCCCATATATTCAAGGGAAACGATATCGTGATTGACACTCTTATCTTCTCTTAATAACCACTCTGCAAATTCTTGACGTATTGAAACTGCATCTTTAAGTTGTTCAATATCACCCTCTGTACATAATTCATTCATTCGATCTATTGACCAATCGTAAGTAGTTCTAAGATTTTTCGTGAAACTGTCCATAATCCTTACGCATGTAGCGTCCGAGTATGTTGCTATTATAATACATTGGTGTTCCGTCGTCAAGTGCTTCCATCAATACATTATGTAAGAACAATTGTTTTGTTTCTTCGTAGTTTACTTTTCCAAGGGTTTCGTGGAGGGATATGATTTCTCTTCTGAAATTATCTTTACCGTATTCTTTAACGTCTTGTTTAAGTTCGTCAGAGCTTCCGTAATACCGCTTCCAGTCAGACTCTGACGTAACACGTCTCTTGCCTCCTTTAGGTTTTCGTTTCTGGTAGAAATACTTTCTTCCGATGTATTGTCTACCGTTTTGTATATTAGTAATCCTGTAGACGTAACCGAAGAAATTGCCAATATCGTCAGAAGTGAAAGTTGTACCTTTATATAACCAGGGATTTTCATAATCTGTTTCACCCATTCGTTCATAAGTATCTTTATATGTATATATCACTAAATATTCAATAAAGATTGAGTTAGATGACTGTCTATAGAAAAAATATAGTAATCAATGTTGGTGAAACATTTAGTGAGGACTTGACATTACTAAGTGCTGATGGGTCTGGTGTTGTAGATTTGACTGGATTTACAGGACAATCACAATTAAGAAAAAGTCCTTT